GTGAGGCTGAGAGCCTTTCTTTTAGGCAAGCAACGGTCAGGGTTTTTCTTATCTTTCGACGTTCCGCAAGGGCCTTTGATCGATCCATCAGTGCCTATCCTTACCCAGTTCTGCTTGAGCCATTGTTTGAGTTGAGCCATTACCTACCCTTTCGTTTGCCACCCTTAGCCTTCTTTGCATAGTTGGGGTCCTTGCAATATTTAGACGCAGCAAGGTTGGCGTAAGCGGACGGATATGTATCAAACGTCCGTCTCGCCCAAGCCTTACCTTCAGGGCATATTTTACCTCCGCTTTTTGCCTTTTTCTTTGCCATTTTTTACAATAGATTTGAGTAACTTCGCTTGACCTGCGTGAGCCTTAGAAGCCTTCTCAAGTTTTCTTGCGACGGTTAGTATTTTTCTGTGCATTTCTACCCCTTAATACTTTGAAGTCAGCCCCAGTAATTTTATTACGAGGGGGTGCAACCCTAGCTAACTTTTTTTGTTTTGG